CGATTTTAACCATAACAACAGGTTCAGTAAGACCATTGCCAGCAGAAGCGGCAACAGTTGCAAAGGCTAGTTCTCCTTCCTTAAGCTTAAGACTAGAAGAGCCCCAATTTTCTAGAGTATCAATTTTCATCAAAATACGAGTGTTTAAAATCTTCTCAGCCATAATAAATTCCTCCATTAATTAAATATATTAGTTATATTAGTTAGCAGCTGCGCCGCCGCCATCTAAAACAAGTTCACCGTCACCCTCGGTTATCTTATCCCAAGATATAACACCAACAGACATTGTTCCATCTTCAGCAATCTCGATTTCCTTAGAAGCCTTGAGACCTGCACCAACAGGGATGTCAACAAGATGATCAACCGTGTCCATCAGAGTACCGCCAAGCTTAACACCCTTAACAACCTTACCCATATAATAAGGTTCAGCAGTATTGTGACAGTCTTCGTTGCTTAGATTAATGCGAATGCAATCAGAATCAATCTTAACACCATTAGCATCATACCACTCAACAGAATAGTAATAGCCAAGGTACTTCTCTTTACTAGATTTGTCAGCATAACGAATCCAGGTCTGGGTAGCTTCGTCATAGTATGCAACGGCTAACCAACAAATGCTATACTTTCTGCCGTAAGCATCAATGCCTGCGAAATCATTGCCTTCGAAATAATACATAGTATTATCAGAAATAATCTCCGCAAGATCTTCCTTGAAGCTGACAGCACCCTCAGGAGCATATGCTTTAAAGCCAATATAATACTGATTCTTATCAGCATTTTCGCCAGAGTTCTGATGCTCGAACTTAGTATCGGCAGGAACCATAATCCTAATTTCTTTGTCGCCATAGTTAACAAGAGTACCAACGGGCTTATGAGAAATCTCATACTTAACATGCTTTAGAACCGCAGCCGCCTCAACCTTAGATAGTAAAGTCTCCTCGGCTTCTGCCTTAGTGATATGGCCAGCCGCAGCAATCTGGTCGGCTACAGAGGTGCTACCAACTAGCTCCTGAAGAGCATCAATTTCAGCAGCCATGTCAAGGGCTTCTTTACCGTGAGACTCGATATAGTTGATTAGCTCCATTAGAGTATTAACTTTATCATCCTCGGGAGTTAGAGCAGAGGCAAAAGCTTCAATCTTTGCATCAATCTTTGCATCGACAGTACCTTCACCAGTGCCGTCCATTTTGGTTTCCAAGGACTCAACTCTATCAAGTATAGTGCCAGTTTCGCCCTCAGCAGGCATAACAATCTTTGTAATATTAGTTACATTAGTCTGTAAACTTTCAACATCAGACTGCAAACCAGCAACAGTAGACTTGAGGCCTTCAACAGTTTCTGTAGATGGAACAACCCACTCTAGTTCTCCATCTGCATTCTTACGGGGTTGAGCGCCAACTTCAGCACCCTCGAAGCCCATTAGCTGAAAAACGTTATCTTTTAAAACAATGGACTTGCCGTCACCTTCAACCTTAAGTTCTACGCCACCAATAGTTGGAAGCTCCGCATAGGTCAAATTACCGTCGCCAATTTTTAGAGTGTGAGCAGTTAAGTCAAAACAAGGTTCGCCAGGGGCAGGAATAACGCCACTATTGGCAAGCCATTCTTCTGTGGTAGCTCGTCTAAACTGGAATACCGTTTTAATTAATGCCATTCCAAATCATCCTTTCTTAAAGTTATATATAAAAAGGCTACTAAATATTAAAATCCAGCAGCCCCTCCACCATCATAATATTGAATTGTATCATTTTCCTCATAGTTGCCATCATAATACACTTCGATTTCATCCTTTGGAATACCATCCGCATCATCACCATCAAGTGTAATAGTAACCATCTCACCATCACAATTGCAAATAGGGGTGAGACTCTTGTCTTCTTCAACTACATGAGGCACCCAGCCGATATCAAGTTTAACCACAATGATATCACCAGGTTGTCCGTTTTCAAGAGACCATTTTGCGGCGTCAACCAAACTTGTAAACTTAGTAAGTTGTTGCGCACCAATTTCAACATCCTTAAGTAGACTTTCGAGCAACTCAATACGCATGAGAATATCCTCAACAACAGCATCTTGCTCACATACATAATCAGTAGGAATCGGTTGCTGATACACTGCAAACTTAACGGCTTTAATGGTACTACAGCATCCGTCTTCGCCCTTCATAATTGCATATGCAATAAGATTCTTTGGAAGTTGCAGCAATAAATCAGGAACATTGCATATTCTTACGCCATCCTTGTCAGTATATACAGGTCTTCTTTTAGAATGTTCCATATTTCTATTTGAAAAACGTACTTCGGTTACACGTTCGTCTAAAACAACAAGTTTTTGCTTAGTGTCCCATTGCCAGAAATTTGTACGTCCATCGTAGATTTTAAATATATTCTGTGACACTTTCTCACCTCCTGGCCGCGTTGATGTAAGATTATTAAAAATATTTAGATAATTTAAAATTTAGTTATATCAATTAGTACTGGCATAGCAAAGAACGGATTAAGTGTAGATGTATCGCCAGCAGTAGCTGTTAATGTTACTGAAAATGTTAAAGTAGTTTCGTTACACTTTACGCTGCTAACAACCATATTTGCAAGGTGACCAGAAGTACCATTACCAATACACACAGCAAATCCGCCCGTAATCTTACCACCATGAGTAACGCTGAAATTTGCAACTACTTCATTGTCAATATTTCCATTAGCTGCAGTAGAACGATCAGCGGAAAATTTTACACGAAGCATATTGCCGACCAGTGTAGTAGAACCACTTGCAGATGAGTAATTTGGACCTGGGGTTACGGTGGTTGTTAGATCGTGGTATGCGCCAAAAATGTTGGTTAGGGTAGTCTTATTTACTATATCAGCATCAAATGCTACTCTGCGAATCTTGCCCCATGTGTTATTAGACAAAACAACATAATACACCCACCGGTCTGTATAGTTACACATTTCAATCTGTGCATATTCACCATAATTATAATATGTTTTTATCTCAACAGTCCATGCGGAGCCTGCTGATATAGTCGTTGTGGTGTCATTGTCATTCCATAACTGTACATGATTAGCCCCTCTAAATACAGCCCTTGCTCCTGGTATATTATGAACCTCATCAATCCAATTAGCAAGCGCAGTCTTCAAATCGGTAATTGTCTTGCCATTCATATAACCAAGGTCTGTATATCTGAGAGCATCAACAAAGTTCTTATCTGAATTAGTGTAATCGTTGGTTGATAAATCTTTTCCACTAACTTTATCTACTTTTAGCGCAGCTGCGGCGGCAATTGCATTACCAGTAGCTGCAGCGTCTGCAGGTTTGCCGGATAATGAAAGTGTTGTATCAGTTGCGAAACCAACGGAACTAACTGGTTCGAAGATACCGTTGGCATTTTTTACATAGGTTACCGCCATGTTCAAGTAACCTCCTTTATTTTATCTTTTGTTTTGTATTATTATTAATTTTGTATTGTTAAGCCTCTGGAGACCAAGGAATAGTATGAGCCGCATCACTATACCATTGACCCTGGAAATCGTCAAAGCTTTCTACGGTTTCAGGAATTGGATAATAATATTTCATTAAATAGTTCGCATTATATTCTGGGATAGGAATATATGTAGGATCTAAATAGTACACAGAGCTATCACGAACATCATAACACATGCCATTATTTTGACGAACAAGAGCGTATTTATAAGCATAATTCACACCCATGCTTATACCTCCTCACGATAAGTAAAATAATAAATTAAATAAGTATTATCAGTATTATTAGTAACGTTTAAATTGATTGATTTTAGATCTGAATCTTTAGTAACATCGGACAGTTTAACAGTTGAATTTACCGGATATACAGCATGATTTAAAACAATTTTATCAGCTCCTACACTATCATCAATAGTATTATTAAATGCACAAATAATACATTGTAAACTTGTGTAGTCGTACAACTTCATCTCTGGTAAATAAACAGAAAAAGACTCATTTGGCAAAACTAAAGTTTGACCTGATACGGTATGATAACTTGGTATAAATTTTGTTCCCGTACTCACACCACCATCAGAAGCATAAACAAACCCTTCTCTAACATCATTATCGCCTGCGGTAAACACTGTTTCCTGATCAACAACGACACCCATAACCTCATTTCCATTCTCGTCAACTAAAATCAGCGTCTTGCCCATTTGGCTATAAGAGCCTACCATGTTTCCACTAATCATACGTAAGACACCTCCGTCAGAAGCACCTGCATGGTCATATCAGCGGAAGGTTTGCCACCAAACGAATAGATCTTAACAACTCCGTTGGTGTTCTCTGCCATGAGCGCAATATCATCATTCTGCAAAGATGTAATTTGTGCAACGGTTGGCTGCAAGTCAATCTTTGTAGCAGAAGTTACAGTGTTGACCGAAACTGTCTGATAATATGGAGCAGCGCTGCCAGTCCAATTAGCCACAGGCAGACTGATAGTCGTAATTCTTGGTAATACAGGAACAACACCAGTGCCATCTTCAGAAGTATTAATCCATACCTGTACATTAGGATCTGTGGGCTGAGTTGGGCCAACATGAACCTGAGGATATGCGCTGGTATAAATAACTTCCCATTCGCTCCACGTACTATTATTATAAGTACGGACAAACTTCTTGCCAGTGAGTTGATTTCCTGAAGTAAGTTCCTGAGTAATATATCCTCCAGCAGATCTATAGACTTCAACTCCAAATGCATCAACACCATCTGGAATATTTGTAACACCGCTGCTTCCACCCGCGAAATAATATCCAGGGGTTCTTACATTGTTCAAATCTCCACCAGTAAGCTGGTTTGCAGCTGGATCCGCAGTTATTGTAATATCAGACGTACCATCAAATGATACTCCATTAATTTTTCTTGCTGTTGCCAATTTTTGAGTACTCGCAACAGTATTATTGGTAAAAGCTACCTTGCGAATATTTGCCCAAGTACCATTTGCGCAAGCTACATAATAAACAGTTGAATCGGAATAGCTAGTTATTTTTAATAGTAGATAATCGGAAGTACTATAAGAGGAATTGACTTCTATAACATTTGTAGTTCCTGCACCAATAACCGAAGTAGTATCTCCGCCATTCCAAAGCTCAACTAAATTCGGTAAATCGCAACTGAACCAAGTTTTTGCACCGGGTACACCACAAACGGTATCGGTCCACGCAACAAGCGCTTCTCTAAATTCGGCAACTGTTTTACTAGAAAAATAACCTATACTTGCTATCGAAGCATCTAGCTTGTCAATAAATGTCTTATCAGCAGAACTCATAAATCCATTTGCATCAGAAGTAGCAACATCATGTACATGATCGGAATCCGCCTTATCAGCTATAGCCGCAGTAATTTGCTCTGAAACAGCAGTATCACCAACGAGAGAGCTAACAGCATCAACTTTATCATCAACTGCACCGATTTCAGCCAACAGAGACGCTCTTAACGCATCATCAGCAAAGGGTAATGCACTGACAAGAGTCTTACCGTCACCTATCTTAAATCTTTCATAATTATAAGTATCGTCAATATCATAAACAATAATCTCACCCTGCTTAGGGATAAAATTAACCGCTTTCAACCAATTGGCTTCAACGTCATGCTTATGGACGATACGTGAATTTAAAATTTTTTCGGACATGTTAAGTCCTCCTTTGAATTATCAATTTTCAAATTCAAAAAACAGGTCATCAATTTTCAGACCTATTTATTACCATATTTATTTGTTCCGACACAGAAACATCTCCAACTAATGCCAGAAGTTTTTCTATTTCTTTTTTTATAATATCAACATCTATACGTATAGCCTGAACATCTTCTTTACTCGCCATTTTATCGAGCGCCGCATTAAGTTGAACTGATACGGGTGTATCACCAATAATTGGTTCCACAACATCACTGAGTATTTCGTCAACAGTTCGAGCATTTGCTAAGATTTTATCAATCATAATTATCGCCCCCGTTTAATTCAGTTCATGAGCCTGCCATTTTTTATATAGCTCCTGAACACGAGGTGTCTTTAGAAATACAAAAACAAGTGTATCTTCACGTTTCGTACCGCTATACAAAATGTCTACAAGGTCTTCAACGCCGCCGTTATTTAAGTAGCGTTGTGCTTGCAACATATTGGTAACATATACGACATTCCCGTTTTCTGCATCGTAATATTTGTTTAATATTTTTGAATATGTAAGCATATTTGTTCTCCTTTTTTGCATAAAAAATAAGGCACTAAACCTCGTTGAACATGAAGTTATAGTGCCTTATTCGGTTTCAACTACTTCATGTGCTGCATCGTCAAAGATGCCCATTTCGGCTCTCTTGCCGCGCTTAAACTTGGGCTCTTCCTTGAAGATATTTTCCAGATCTTGCTGGACGTAAGATTTAAAGTTTTCTTTATTAGAGAGGTCGCACTGCTCTAGCGCAGCTTGAGCCTCAGATTTAGTCTGCACACCTAGGTTAAAATTAGTGCAAATTTGAAAAATGTTTTTACAGTTTTCATCGTGGAACTCTGCCATCCAGGAGGGTTTATTTTTGTCATCACTACATGTGGGACAATATTTATATGAAGTACTACATAAATAGCATTTTCTATCACGCCTTGCCATTTGGCTCACGCTCCTTTCATAGGTAATAAAAAAGTGCGCTTATTGGGCGCACATTAATTTTGTGTTGTTGAGAGTTAACACTTCTTTAATTTTATCGTCGATAAGAGTTTTATAGGACTCATCAGACTCAGTAAAATATGGAATTTCAAGATAATAATAACCTTGAGATAAAGCATAATTTTTCTTATACTCATCTTTCCATTGAACATATTTAAGCACTTCTTCTGGAGTTGTCTTATATTTTTTCGCAGCCAAATTTGTAAGTCCGCAAATTTTATAATGCTGCTCTCCGTTACACTCAATAATAATCCTAACATTATCAGAAATAATAAGTTCGTTATCATATGGTAATATATGATTGGTTTCAGGATTTCTACACTTCAAAGAACAATCATATTCATGGACAATATCATAATCATATTTATCTTCAACATATCTCTGAACCTTTTGCTGTAAATTGCTTTTCTCAAACCTGTAACAATATGGGCATCCTTCTCCTGCGGTTCGTTTGGCGATTTTAGTCTGCCATTCTCGACCACATTTTTGACACTTCCACCAAACTCTTTTATTACTTTTTACAAGCATCTCATTTGGATTAAAATCAATATTTTTCTCATAATCCCACTCGTTGATTAAGTCAGGATAATGATCTGCTAACGAGCCATCTTTGTTCAATCTATATATAATAATATTGTTTGCCGCATTCTTACGATAACATTCAGGACAGTTGCCTTTATTGTCTACTACACTGGCGACATTACTTTGCCATGAATGACCGCAAATATTGCATTTCCACCAAATACGTTTTCCAGAATGGGGCGAAAGATCTTGAATATTTATATTTTCATTCTTTTCATAATCAAATCTTTTTGCAAGTTCTGGATACAACTCAACAAATCTTCCGCTAGTTTTAATATTTCTAATAGTATTTTTTTGAGATATAAGTTTCTTTGCACACTCTGGGCATCCGACAATTGTTTTTAAAATACTCATCGGCGTAGTACTCCATTTATTGCCACATATATTACAATAAAACTCAACCTTTGTTTTCTGATTAACATATTGTCCTAACACAACAATATTGCTATTAAATACATCTTGAATTTCACATACAAACTCTTCATAAGTCTTCTTTGGCTTTCCCATAAAAATACCTCTCTTATCATTTGCTTCTCTCAATTGATAATCAAATATGAGAAGGGCTAGGTGAGAGGCCCTAGCCCTTGTTGATATGGTTCATGACGCCACACCTATCTCATAAATATATTATATCACATTAATTTTGTATTGTCAAGTGATACAATAAAATTATTCCTCATCGCCCGGAATCACGATGCTGAACACTGTTAAGTTTGAGTAAACCGCTACATTTACCCGGCACACAAATGCGCCCTTTATCTTTCGATAAAGCACAGACTATATCTTCACCCACGCATGTGGGGCACACCACTTCCACAATCAATCGCTTATTGTGTACTTCCCTTAATGGGAATAGTCGTTGAGGGTTCTCCTGTTCGGAGCTTCCCTGCTGATTACCCATTACAATAATATTTAGGATCTAACCATGTATCATCTCATAACTTTTTTCTGCTTTCGCAACCATAACGTTTATGTTTATTTCATCATTCCGCTTTGGTATATGAGCTTTAGGGTGTTCCAGCATTTCAATGTGTTATTTATCATATAAATTACTTTATACGGAAACTATTCGTAGAATGCTACTATTAAGCAGCAATTACTTCTAATCTCTTTTCCTTATCGCAGTAATCCTGCTGTGCACGGCCAGAGAAGGGATGTGCGCCGTCAGTTGCAATGCTCCAGTCGAAATCGGGGCTGAGCTTGAAGTTATTGAAAATAACATAAGCATAAATTAGGTTGGTCTGGTCGCATACGTCACAACCTAGTACTTCCATGATGAACTTGCAGCCAACAGGGAAGTTCTTAGCAGAGTTAACAACTTCTACAGCATTCTCAGTCTCATACTCATACATAACGAACATCTCAGTACCAACAGCTACGCCAGTAGGTAGAGTTAGAGTATAATCAGCCTCAGTATAAGCAAAAGCAACATCGGAAGCAGCAGTCGCCTTAACATACTTCACACCAAAGGTGCTGTCGCCATTGATAGCATAAATCTCAGAAGGAGCAGCCTTAGGAGCATGCTTTAGAGTATACTTACCACCGTCAGCAACAGTAAAGCTTTCCATAGCAGGAACAGTAACCTTAGAATCAGCAGAAGCAACGGTCTTCTCAGTACCTAGCTGGGTAGCCATTAGGTTCATGTCGAATAGAGCGTTCTCAGCAGAGAACTCAGCGGTCTTAGCACGATAGAAAGTTGCAATAGGAGTGCCTAGAGCGTCAACAGCATCAGTAGACTCAGAAGCACAGTTTAGAGAAGCGTTCTGGATCTGGTTAATAGAGAATAGTACGGAATCGTCCTTCTGAGAAAGAGCAACGCCACGAACGATTCTATCAATAACGAAATTATTAATATCAAAAGCCATAATCATTTACCTCCATAAAATAAAATAATATAACAAAAGAGCCATTACAGCTCCTTCATCCAATTGAATTCAGATTTATTAATCTTCTTTGTATCTATCATTCCAGAATATGCGCCTTTTAATAAAGCATCAGCATTCACAATTACTTGACTCCTGCTAATGTCATCGAAAAACTCATAGAATCCCATATTGCGCACATAATCCTTTGTGTAACCCTGTCTAACTTTAATAGAAGAAATCAAGGGTAATAGATACGATTTAAAAGGTTTATCCTTTGCATGTAGTAACCTCTGTCTATCTTCTTCGATTAATACCTTCTTGGTCATTTTATTAGCTGCCTTCTCAACCTTTGGTTTAATATTATGCAGCTTCCGAAGATAGTCCATAAGCCTTATGTATATCATTTTGTCGATAATAGTTCCAGTCTCTTTATCGGCTAAAACAATATCTCCATTTTGATTATTTCTAAATGGTTTCAACTTTGAAAAATCTAAATCCCCGAACAAAATCAATGTTCTGTCTAGAGTTAAAGTCTGTACAAGCATCATAAATAATTCAAAATCTTCAACTTCAGTCCAGTCTAGACCCATATCCCATAATTGACTTTTCATATCACTAGGAATAGCCGTCAATGTATGAATCATACTAAAATACTGAGCTTCGCCATATTTAACTACTTCTCCTATTGTCGGTTGATGGATGACAATATGATCATTAATCACATAATCATCACCAAAGTACAACTGGAGGCTATCAGCTTCCATATTTATCATATAGATTATCCATTCTTGCTCTATTTAAAGCATTTGGCTTTGTAGCCTCAAACTTTAATGTCCTGCAATAGTAATCAGAATCAATAGTACTTTCTTTATTATAAATTAACTTAAATTGTAAACCAAAAATATTAGTCCAATTAAAAGTATCTCTAATTAAATATCCTAATAAATCATGTCTATCAATTCCATATTCGGTTTTCATATCATCAAGATGACAAATTACAGTAAATTGAATATGTTGAGCCTTCATAGCTTCATTAAAACGATGATCTTCGATATCGTCTACTATAAAACAAATAAAATTTCGAACAGTATCTTGTGTCGTTGGTATCCTAATAAATCCAAAGATATTATTATCCAAAAATTCATCTGGACTATCTATATCAATCTCAGGATTATGTAACGCTTCAAGTATGTCCGTGTCGGCTATTAACTTTTGTTTTATAAGGCGTTTCATTTCAATGATATCATCGTTAACCTTTTGTATATCTCGCTTCATAGGCTTATCACCTCCACGATGATAGATTTTGAACTATGTTCACTTGTTGCGATAATCGTAAATGTCTTACCAATCAAAGAGTAATCATCCAAACACTTAACCTTAAATACATTGCCAATCGCAGAATATTCAAGCTTTGCCGGGTCTCCATCTATGAAATCGACGCTCCAATCGACGTCACCTGTCGTATCGATCCACTTGTCATCGACTCTCATCTTAAGGGTAAATTTTTTATAACCTCCACCTGCGCGAACCGCAGGTTTACCTGAATAGACAATATCAAGATCTCTAGGTGTTGGAATTTCTTCCGTTTCAGGCAATTCAGGTTCTATAGCGCTTTCATAATAATCTGCAATCATAAGATCTACATTGTCTTTTGCGGGATCAAATTGAGTTTGGGCCATAGTAAACCTAGAAATTCCATCAGTAGCAGTATCTTCAACTTTTGTAATCGTCCATTTTAACGCAGGATATCTGCCAGGAGAAGATTTCAAAAATTTAGTATCATACATAATAGTTTTAGTATCATCATTTGTAGGAAGCCACATAACTTCCTGATTTTCAACTGTTTGAGTCGTATAATCCAACCAAACACCACTGTTGTAAGAATTCTGACTTCTTGGAGCACCCAAACAATTATAAATGACACGTTTCCCATTAACTTTTGAAACCCACTTATAAGTCCAAGTACATTTCAGAATCGAAAACTGCCTAAATGACGTGCGATCATCTAAATGAATAATTAACCACCATTCAGGCTCGTCCATCTCGTTTCTAATCTGCACATAAGATCCAACTTTAATGTTTGGATTATTTTTAATATCTTCTAACCTAAACTGCAATAAATATGCAACTTCATCACCAGTAATATTATGATATGATTTTACATTAAATTTAGCGTAAACTGGAATATCATCATCATCAACTACTGGTAGGCCAGAATCTACCCATTTAACATAAACAAGTTTTGTGGCTGCATCTCTCATCCAAGACACATCCATAATTTTTTGAGAGTTTCTACGCCTAGCTTCTCCTTCATATGAACCAAGCGCGGCCATACGAAGTTTATAAGAGTCAAGCATTAGGATCACTCTCCCGAATAAGCTTTACTAAACCACAAGCGTCAAGAATTGCTTTACGATATTTATCATAATCATTTTCTCCTCGCGCATATTCAAGTAGGCTCATAATAGTAATTAATTCTGGCTGGCCGCCAGAAATTTTATTGAATCCAATTAGCCGTTGTAGCACCGATTCGAAATAATTATCAAGATATACATAATTATCTTGTCTGTAGGGTAAAAGCTTAAAAATGGCAGAAACAAAATATTTCTTTTCTGCTGCTATTTGACTAGAGGGTATCTCTTCATAAAAATTCATTGGAAACGCCCCCTTAATCATCAAAGTAAGAATTGTTTGTATAAGTACCATAACTGTGAAGACGCTTCATCTCAAGCCTTGTATCTTCACGAAGAGCACGAAGTTCTGCAATATGATTTGCCTGACTATAATATTTCTCTTCCTTGCCTCCAATAAATTGAAGTACATTTTCGGTAGAATTTAAGTATTGATCTAACCATGCCATAGTCATACCCATAGCAAGCAATTCAATATCCCTATCAGATAAATCATTATCAAATATTTCATTCTCGTCATCTCGTGTAGACAAGTCACTAGAAGTACGCACGTTCACAATAGCACTATACAACCAGCCTTTAAGCATTTCATTTAGTGTATAATCATCTAAATCGGCCAAATTAAAATCAGTTGTACGATTTAAAAAACGACTATACACCTTTTCATATGGGGTAGCCATCTAAGGTCACCTCCAAATTACTTCATATAAAGCTTCAAATCAGTTCCGAGGATTTCGTCAATTGCCTTAATCTTAGCCAAACTATCGAGAGAACCATTCAGAATCTTCTCGCCAGCAATATTCTTCACTGCCTGCTGAACACCCTTCGGCGCTTTCTTTAGTCTGGACTTAAACTGATTTAGCGGGAGCTTAAACATATCTTCAACATCAATATCAACAATATTTTTATACATATTGCCAAGATCGCTATTCCACTGTTCTAGAAGCTCCTCGTCTTCAATAACAAACCTAGGCTTATATAGATAACTAGACCTGGTAGACTTTAAAGCCTGCAAGTCCTGAAATTCTACTTCAGTAGTGTCGTTATA